GACCGGTGCAGGCACCGAGCAGTACAACGGTTTATACTACCAAAACACTAGGCGCATTATCTTTTAATTAAATAGCAATTTTCATTATGTAAAAAGTTTGCTGTGTGCGCCTAAAGGAGTCCGAAAGTATGGTTATTTTCAAAATACCGCAAATAACCATCTCATAGACAAGATACATCACCTCATTTTAAGTAAGTCATATATCTTAACAATCAGCCGATTCTGATTGTTTTTCCCTTTTACATATTTATTATAGCAGAAATTCTACTATATGTCAAATATTAAATTTCTGAAATTACGGCCACTCGCCCAATGGCATACCGAGGTTCGCGCGCTCTACATCAGTATTCCAGAAAACACCTTCGGTCGCAGGACCTGTTAGCAGCTGGTCTGCAATATCCTGATATAGGGTACTAATGATACCATGACAATCGTTTAAATTATCAGCAGCAAACTGCACAACACAATTTTTAAATACAACATAGGTTGTACCAATCCACTGATAACCTTCTTCAGCAGGACATACTGCATAAGCAAATGCAGGATTTCCCTTAAAGGCAGTTTCAAATAGTTCAACTTTGCTTGTAAAAGCACGATTAGATGGAGTGCCATTAACAATAACTTTCATTTTCACATTACCAAATGAGATTTCATCCGGTAGAATCTGCTGAAGCGCCGCGGTTTTATCTCCATTTCCGCAAGCAAGCACAACAGATGGCTCAGAATAATCAACATTAAAAGCAATAAGTGGATCACCATCAAATAATGCTTCAAGTTTTCTAACAACAATAGTCCAAGGTGGTAGAATTTTTAGTCTGGGTTCTGTCATATATTTATACCTCACTTATTTATTCAGTCTTGACATTTACATAATCAAGAACTTCTTTCATACCTAATCCGCCTTCTTCCCAAGGCTTCATACAATAATCCCAAATTTTAGGATGAGATTCTTTAAGTTGCTGAAATCGATTTGGTTCTTTCTCCATATGACACCCAAAGCCGCAGAAAATACAACCTGTGCGATGAATACCAGTAGTACTTAATTTTCCTTTTTTATCTGCAACTATATCACCATAGAGGGGACAATATGGAACTTCATATTCTTTTAGATACTGTAAAATATCTTGTTCCGTCCAGAATGATAGCGGTTTGCTTTTTGCTTCTTTCCCTTCAAAGGCATTACAACCGCTACGAAGCCATTCATTACGGCGCATAATAGATTCTTCAGCTAATGTACCAATAATCGGATGACGTCCAGTTTCGCGTTGATACTTATGTCCAGGTTGCTTTTTCATAACATCACAACACCAGTCGCTGATCTTAAATGGCGCATCTACTAAGTACCACCATTTGCCATCACCAAAACCAAAAATCTTACTATCATATTCACCGCTAAGGAACTTGGCGCGAGCAGAATTAGGATTTCGTTTTGCAGTAGCAACATAACCTGCAATCTTTTTACTTACTAATGGATATCCAAACTCTTCAATAACTTGCCTAAAAGTTTTTCTTGGGCGTACAATCTCTACATTATCCCAACTTTTAACAAATTCTTTGACTTCTGGATATTCCAAACCAGTATCTACAAAAACTGCAGGAACTTCAGGATATATTTGTCTTACAATGTGTAATAGAACTGTACTATCTTTTCCTCCAGAAAAGGCTACATAAACCTATCCGTCAAAGTGATGATAGTATTCCATGATTTTTGCCATCGAAGTCTAAATTTTCCATGAGAGATCCATTCCCTACATATTCTTTAGATCCGTGGCAGTGAATTTTCTTTCTGCCATGTGTTATACCTCACATAAAAGTAATATAACACTTTCATTGCCGTCTTATATCCCGCGTCAAGAAAATGTTAAACAATGATAGCGGTTTTAGATTCTGTTGTTTAAACTGTTAGATCTGTGAACAGTACACTTTACTTCGCCTCTTTATATACCGTTTGCCGCTTATGCCACATATCACTACTGACCTGCCCACTTGTTTATTCAAGCGTTCTTACATGCTTTCGCGGCAGGTTTCGTGCCGGTGGTAGTTGAAGTGCTAAATCCGTGATAACGGTGGATTGTATTTATTACGCGCCGTGCATCCTGGCGCACTGGTACCCGGTAGGGGAATTGAACCCCTATGCCAAGATTGAAAGCCTTGTGAACTAACCATTATTCTAACCGAGCATACAAGGAGGGCACGTTTTATAGTGCGGTGCCCAAGCACTATATGCGATCAAGACAATGGTAACAACTAGCATTTGTGTAGTTATCCCATTGGAGCGGCTCCTGTAGGGCTCGAACCTACGACACTGCGGTTAACAGCCGCATGCTCTTCCAACTGAGCTAAGGAGCCATAGCGTCCAGCGCACGACACGCGCCGGACTATTTGAGGCAAAGGGCATCTGGTGGATTCCCTCCCTCTTACATAAATATTATACCTTAAATTTCATTAAAAGTCAAATATTAAATTATGGTTTTCCTGGGTGCGGTTTGTGTGGATTGCCATGTCCTGGGTTATGGTCACAACCGCCGCCATGTCCAACACCAATGCCTACATCACCATGATGCCCTACACCCTGAGATGCAAAAACATTTTCGACATATTCAAATTCAACTTTTTCAGCTTTTGGGGCTACATAAGATTTCTTCATTTTTCTCACCTCTTTAATCAAAATATACTTCTAGCCATTGTTTAAATGTTAGCTGTTCTGTAAATGGAATTTGTTTATAATCATTATTACGCGTTTCCGCATATAATAAAGACCAATCAGTAGATAATAAATTTAAAATATCATTTGTAGTATAATTCATTATAGATTTAAATCGTTCATAAATTGGTATTAACAGAAGAATAATTTCTAAAACTAATTTTTTTCTTCCTATAAATAATGGGCCTTGTAAATAGAAATACATATGCAAAAAAGTTTGCAGAAATAAAATTTGATAATCTTTTATTTCTTTATATTTTTCTACGTATTCTATAACTATGCCTAAAGTAGATTTAATGTAATCTGGAAAACTATTTAAATAGTATTCATCATCGGATAAAGAATCTTTGTGAGCATGCCAGACGTATATTGGTTCTTCTATTCTAAATGGAGTTATATTTTCTGCACAAATAAGGCATCCTACTTTAGTGGATAAATTTATATCTTCGCAGTATCTTACATCATCATATCCAAGTTTATATTTATCCCAAAATACTTTTTCATAAAATTTACCATGAGTCCATCCTTGGGTACCATCTTCTAATACAGTTTGGCGCGTGACCTCATCACAACGAATAAAATTACTAATAATATAATTATAACAATTATTTTTTTGTATAAATAATTTTACTTTATCAAATGCTTTATCTAAAAAATAATCATCTTGGTCTGCAAAACATATCCATTCTCCTTTTGCTTCTTGTGCGCCATGCTGCCGTCCGTCACGAGGAAAACCCATATGCTTTTCATTAGTAATGGTGCGTATATTTAAATTATTATATAGTTGTAATATATCTTCAAATGGTTCTGTAGAGCAATCATCAGATATTATAATTTCTATTTCATCAATACATTCATTATGAGAAATGCTTTCTAGCAGGCCTGGTAAAAAAGTACGAGGATTATATGTTGGTACAATTATTGAAAATAACATTTTTATACCTCTCTGGTAAATTTTCATTTTCGTCTAATTCATAAATAAAACGCTTAAAATTAGGATGTGGATAATAATGTGATAAACTTTTTATTCGTGGACTGAAATACATAGTCTAATAATTTTCATTTGCAGGCAGTTCAGCATATTTTTTATATATAGTTGTATAAAATCTTCTAATATTTTTCCAATGATTTTCTAATAAATTTGGACGCTTAGAAACGCATCTAAGAAAATATGTATATAAATCAATCATAAAGTTATTCATTTTAGATAAAATAATATCTGTATGTACTTGAGCCTATTCACATAAAGTAATACTATATATAGCATTATCTACAATGCCTGGAACGGCCGTGTACCAAAATTCTTTATTATCTTTAAATGTAATAGAATTTTTATTTACTACGGTTTTATATATTGGTAGTTCAAAATACTTAATATGCTCAGTTTCTTCTACATCTTTGTAATCTTCAAATATAGCATAACAAGTAATATTAAGGCCGCAATCTTCTGCCGCGTATGAACCTGCACCTTTATTATATGGATAAATATTATTACTTTCTAAAAATTCTCGTCTATATATCTTACCTGGAGTAGATGGTTCATTACCTCCATTAACATAATTAGTTGCTCCGTCAATCCAACTCCATTCGTATATATCAACTGTTCTATCGCTATCTAACTAGTTTTTAACAGCTAATAGGCAATATTTCGACAGTATGATATCACCGCAATCCATAAATAATAAATAATTATTATTGGTATTTTTCATACCAATATGACGAGCATTACCAGGCCCCTAATTTTTATCTAATTGAATATAAGAGATGCCTGAAAATTCATATAATATTTTATTATAATTTATTTGTTCTGTGGAGGCATCATCAATTATTATAATATTTAACCAGTCTAACAATTCTGGGTAATATATAGATTTAAGCGTTCGTATTAAGCCTTTTTCATCATTATAACTAGGAATAATTATATCTAATCCTATTTTATCTTCTTTATTATACTCTAATTCTCTATTAGGGATATTTTTATATTTGTCAAATATACGATATTTTTGCCATTCATGCACGCCTGCAAAATGTGATATTTTACGACTATATGCATGTTTATAATCGGTTGAATCATTATAATTGTAATCAGCTGGTATTTCTAAAAGATAACCCTAACATAATTTTCCAATTGCATTTTGTTCTGGAAAAACTTCATATGTTGTATTTATATAATGAATTATTTCATCATCTTTTTTATCTTCTCGTAATTTTTTTAAATTGATAAGCATTACGCCCGCATTAATATCCATATGGTTAGGAGTACATTTAGTAGGCTGCCTCGCCGCAGCAAAATAATAATTAGAAATATCTAAATCCCATAGTTCTGAAATATTTTCATTTACGATTGTGTCTACATCTAAAGATAATACCTTATCTATATTAGGTAAAATTTTTGCCAAAGCCACTCTAATTAAAGCCATATAGGTAAATTCACTATGATAATTTGGCCCATCTTTTTTAAAGTAAGTCTAATTACTTACATTAATTGTTTTAGTTTTAGGCGGCAATTCATATGGAAATTGGTCATCTTCAATTAAAAAATATATCTATTCTACATTTGAATGTGTAAGTAATGATTTGGCTGCGGCAATCATATATTCATATAAATTACGGGTTCCAGTATATACGGCTGTTCTCATAAGTCCTCCAATTTAACATTATTATAATATCGCGCAAGTGGCTCAGTAAAGAAATAATCGTGAAATCCTGCGTAATGAATAATTTTACGATTTTTAGGATTATAATTCATAAATAGTGGATGTGAATTATATTCAGATGGAAGTTCTAATATATGGTTTTTATATACTTCATTTAATAAATCTTGTTCAGCATAATCTTTCTTGATATGATTTATTTTTTCTACCATCACATCATCTATTTTATCTTCACGAATTTTTTTCAAATTCTATAATAAGACACCACCATTTATATATAATCCATTTCTATTAAATTCTGGGGTATCTCTCACACCGGCAACATAATATCCATCTAAATTTATATCCCATAAATTAGATATATCTTTATTTACTAAAGTGTCTATATCTAATGAAAGAATAGTATCTAAGTTAGGAAATAATTTAGAATATACGGCGCGAATAAGAACCATATATCCACCCCAACCATCATACCAATTCGCGCACATTTCTTTCTTAAACCACTACTGATTACTAATGTTAATATATTTTACTTTAGAAGGCAAATTATATGGAAATCTATTATCTTCTATTAATAAATATATTTCATCTACATCAGAATTCATTAATAGTGATTTAACCGCAGGTACCATTTTATAGTAAACCGCACGATTACCACTATAGGCTGCAACTTTCATATAATTTCCTCCTTTATACACTAAATAGCGGTATATTTCTATACCGCTTGACACGAGATATGTGCTCGCGCTGATAAAATTCGTAGCACCAATGGGAATCGAACCCATATTTTTTGGTTATGAGCCAAATGTCCTGAGCCTTTAGACGACAGTGCGATATAAAAGGTTAACTTGTAGCTATCAAGTTAACCGAGGCAAGGCTAGCTAGGCCCTCGTATTACTGGTGTTTTCCATACTATCACGCTAGCATATCTGCCAGCGCGGTGGGGATCGAACCCACGACTCAGATACGATTGTCCCTCTACGCAGATCAACCCTGCGCTACCGGCTACAACTTCTTGTAATCACGTCCAGTTGTCGGACACCGCTGATCAAGCGGAAGCGATCCTGACGGGACTCGAACCCGTGATCTCCAGCGTGACAGGCTGGCGCTTCAACCAACTAAGCTACAAGACCAAAACTAGACACACTCAATAGTACGCCGCTCTACCAGCTGAGCTACCGGCGCGCTAGGCGCCGAGCAAGATTCGAACTTGCGACACGCGGATCCTCAATCATCTTTAGAAAAAGGTTGCTGTATGTGTCTATAAGAGCACCTAACGGGATTCGGACCCGTGATTCAGCCTTGGCAAGGCCGCGTATTACCACTATACTATGGGTGCATAAAATTGTCCTACTCCGAACTTCCTATCGGTACGCCGCATATGGAATTGAACCATCTATTCCAGTTTACGACCGGCAGGGAACTCCATTCCCTCCTGCGGTTTTCGGACAATAACCTTCGATTTA